AGTTCGCATCTCGCGGTCCGACCCGGACATCGCGCACCTGCTGATGGATTACCGGCGCCCCGGAATCTCCTAATGGCCGACTATTCGGCGATCCGATCCGGCCTGAAAACCCGGTTGGCGACCAGCTCGACGTTCATCCAGGTCGCCGCGACGGTTCCCGACACGGTGTCGGTGCCAGCTGCGATAGTGCAGCCCGGTTCTCCGGTCGCCGAATACCACCAGGCGTTCAACAACGGCTTAGAGCGGTTCGTGTTCAACATCCTGGTACTGGCGCAGCGTTTCGACGAGGAAGCCAACCAGACGCTCCTCGACGGGTTCCTGTCCGGTTCAGGGTCGATCCGGGCGCTCATCGAGGGCGACGTCACTTTGGGTGGCACCTGTTCGACCTGCCAGGTCGTATCGGCGAACACCTACGGCCTGGTCGACATCAACGACACCCCGTTTCTGGGGTGCGAATACAGCGTGGAGGTCTACGCCTAATGCCGAAGAAAAAGCAGGAATACACGGTGGTGGGCAACCACGCCGTTTTCGGAAATGAACCAGGCTCGACGTTCTCATCCGATATGTCGGACGAGGACGCGCAGCGTCTAATCGACGGCGGCCACCTGGCCGGCGGCAAGCGCCCACAGGAGGGCTAACAACATGGCAGAACTCATCGGCGGCGCAACCGCCACCCTTACCGTCGGCGGTGTGGATCTTTCCGACCACATGACCTCGGCGTCGCTGGAAATCAGCTACGACGACGTCGAAACCACCGCGTTCGGCGACGCGACGCGCACCCGCATCGGCGGCCTGGGCGACGCAACCCTGAACATTTCGTTCAACCAGGACTATGCGGCCTCCGAGGTCGACGCGACCCTGACCGGCCTCGTCGGCACCCTCACGGCGTTCGTGTTCAAGCCGACCAGCGCGTCGGTTGGCGCCACCAACCCGAGCTATTCCGGCTCGGCGCTCGTCACCGCGTACACGCCCATATCAGCCGAAGTCGGGAGCCTCAGCACGCTGAGCGTGTCGTGGCCTGTGTCAGGGACCATCACCCGAGCAACCAGCTAACAAACCGAGGGGAGCATCATGAAAAACTCGATGAAGATCACGCTACGGGTCGCCCACGACGGCGCCGAACGCACCCTGGTGGCCGGCCCGGCCGCCATAGTCGCGTTCGAGCGCCATTGGGGCCTCGGTATCGGGAAAGCCATGTCGGAAGTCCGCGTCGAGCATCTTGCGTGGTTGGCGCATCGGGCGGCGTGGCAGGAAGCCGAAGCCGGCAACGGCCCGGCGGTCAAGCCGTTCGACAAGTGGTTGGATCTGCTGGAGGACATCGAAGCGGTCGGCGACGAGGACGACGACAGCCCTTTGTCCTCGGCTGGGACAGCCTGATCGTCCAAATCGCCGCCCTCAGCGTCCGCACAGGGATTTCGCCCTTAGACCTTGTCCGGTGCCCGCCGGAAATGTTGAACGCGATTGTGCGGGTGTTGGAGTACCAGGCCGACGAAGCAGAGAAAGCGAAAGCGAGGAACCGGCGCTAATGGCACGAAAGCCGTCGAATAACCGCACGATGGTCGGCGCCGAGATGTTCGGCCTCGACGAGTTTCTCCGGGAGCTGCGGTTCGCCCCGGCTGAAACCAAAAAGGCGATAAAGCAGGGCAACAAGGTCATTGCCGACAAAGTCGTCGTCGAAATGAAAAAGAAGGCCCGCGTGATCTGGTCGGCGCAGCAGTACGAAACCATTGTGCCGTCGCTGCGCGCCGTCCAGGGCACCGTTCCGAAAGTCAAGATCGGCGGTGCCCGCAAGGCAGCCGTGTCGAGGCGCAAGAACCGCCCATCTGCCGGCGATTTCGTCATGGGAGCCGAGTTCGGCGGCCGCAACAAGGAAACGACGATGCAGTTCCCGATCAAGCGGCGCGGCGGCTACGTTCTGTTTCCGACGATCAGGCGTCTGAACGGGTTTATTCGGAAGGAATACACCGACAACATCGAGAAGGTACTCAGGAAGGTGGCGGGCTAATGGCATCAACGACCAGAACACTCACCGTCAACCTCGTCGGCCGCGACAAGAACCTGCAGAAGTCGTTCAAGCGGGTTTCCAAAGGCTCACAGCTGATGTCCGACAAGCTGATGCGCGCCACCAGGATGGCCGGCGTCGGGTTCGCCGCCCTGGGCGGTGTTGCGGTCGCCACAGCTGCCGCGCTGAAACCGATGATCGACAAAGCCGCGTCGATGGAGGAATCGCTCAGCAAAAACCGGGTCGTTTTCGGCGAATCAGCCAAAGCGGTCGAAGCGTTCGCTGAAACGTCGCTGCACGCGTTCGGTGTAACGGAACGCGCCGCCCTGGAAGCCACCGGGGTGATCGGAACCCTCGGGTCAGCTATGGGGATGACCGAAGCCGATTCGGCGTCGATGGCTACCACCCTCGTCGGCCTCGCTGGCGACATGTCGTCATTCAATGACGCAACGGTCGAGGAAACCCTGACCGCGATCCAGGCCGGCCTCCGCGGCGAAGCCGAACCGTTGCGCCGCTTCGGTGTCCTGCTCGACGCGGCCACGCTGAAAGCAAAAGCCCTCGAAAAGGGCATCATTACCAGCACGAAGGACGCGCTCACGCCTCAGGCGAAAGCCCTCGCCGCTTACGAAGTCATTCTGGAGCAGACCAACGTCCAGATGGGCGATTTCACCCGCACCGCGGATTCGGCGACGAACCAGTCGAAGCTCCTCGCCGGTGAATGGGACAAGATCCAAACCGAGATCGGTACCGCGCTCCTGCCGGCGTTTACGTCGATTGTGACGCACCTGAACGAAGTGGTTCTGCCCGCTGTTCGCCAGTTCTGGTCGGACCCGTCCTGGCATGAGGGCGGCGTCCTGGCAGGCAAAGTGATCGCCTCCGGTTTCATAACGGAAATAACAGACGCCGTCGGCGGTCTGTCCCAGGACGAAATCGACGACCTCGGGTTGTGGGACTCATGGAAGGCGTCGGCCGAACTCGCGTTTGCGGCGGCAGCTTTCGACGCCGTATGGAAGTTCGTCGGTGGTGTGCAGGAAACCCTTGAATCGGACCCGGTGCAGGAGGCGCTCAAAGCGGCGTTCGAGGGCGCTGGCGCTGCAGGCGCGTTCGATAGGCCGCTCGATCAGCGCGGCGGCGGCGGCGCCCCCACCCCGGCGACCGACGTTTTCAACGCGGTCGCCAACCTCGAAAACGCTGCGGCCGCTATCGAAGCCGCCGCCGCCGCCGCCGCGGCGACGACTGCTGGAGAACCGTTCCCAGGGTTGAGCCAGTCAGAAATCGACGCGATGACGGCTAGCGCGGTAGCTGCGGCAATCGCTACCGCATTGGCCACCACCACCGCCGCCACCGCCGCCGCAGTGACGGCGGGACCAGGCATTAGCCAACTAGAAGGAACGACCGGCGGCTCGGTTGTCGACGTCTTGACCGGTGCCGGACCTAGTGCCGAGCAGCTCGCCGGCGGTGGGCCGACCGACGCTGAAATACTCGCGTGGCTCGGCACTTCTGGCGCCCAGCAGATGATCGGGCAGGGGCCACCGAATATCGTTATCAACGCTCCGGCTGTGTCCGGCCAGGAAGTCGTCGAGGCGCTCGGCAAGTACGTCGACGGCAACGGCCCGCTCCCGCCGCATTGGCAGCAGAGCGCGAACTAGCCGATGGCAGCCCCCACGTTCGTCGTCCAGATTTACCTCGACGGGTCGCGGCGCGCCGTCACCGCCGATGTGCGCGGCATCAAGATCAGCACAGGCCGCCAACGTGTCCTCGATGCGTTCACGGCCGGCACCTGCACCCTGGCGCTCAACAACGACGATAACAAGTACGGGCCGCTCACCGGCGGCACCTACGGCGACGCCCAATGGATCAACGCCGAGCTACGCGTCCTCGTTTACCTCAACTCGGCGTCCGAACCGACAACCCTGTTTCGCGGCAACATCGACGACACCGACATCACCTACCCGGACAAAAACCAGTCGGTGATGATCGTCAAAGCGTCCGACGGCCTGTCGAAGCTGGCCCGCACCGAACTCGTCGACAACATCAACGGCGTAACCGGCAACGCGACATTCGCCGAGCAGGTCGGGTCGGCGAGGTTCACGGCGATTCTCGACAACGCCCAGGTCGCTTACCCGGACGAATCAAACCCGGTTGATCGTTCGATCGACACTTCGTCGGTGACGATGGCCGCCGAAACAGTCGCCCGCCTCCAGACAGCGACGTACACGGCCCGGCTCGCCCAGTCGGAGGATGGCGCCATTTTCTGCCGGCAGGGCATCCCAGCGGGCGCTGCGGCGGCGTCGACGAAGCGTGGCAACGTCCTGACGTACAAGGCCCGAAACTCGGCGTCGTTTGCGACCGGGCTAACGTTCGGCGGGTCGTCCACAGGCGCATCCACACCCCCGATGACCGGGTTCCAGACCAGCTACGGCTCCGAGCTGCTCTACACAAGGGGCATCTACGCCGGGTCGACCGGTAACGATCGGACCTACGACGAAAACGTGATCGGGCAGCCCGCGTACGGCATTAGGGCCATCGTGCGCCGCAACCTGTTGAACCTCAACGACGCGGACGTAATGACAGCGTGCAAAAATTTCGTGGCGCTGCATTCGACGCCGTCGCTTCGAGTCATTTCGTTGGATTGCAAACCACGATCCATGACAGAAGCCCAGGCCGAAAAGGTCGCCAAACTCGGCATCTACGACGGCCTCAAAGCGACGTTCACGCCGGCCGGTTCAAGCGACGCGCAGACCCGCATCCTGCGCGTCGAGGGCGTCCGGCATGACATCACCCCGAACGACTGGTCTATGCGCCTGTCGACGTCAGGTTCCGGCGAGAACGTGTTCCTGATACTCGACAACGCCCTAGACGGTCACCTCGACGCGAATAAACTCGCCCCATAGGAGGCAAACATGGCTCAGCAAACATTTTCGGGGGTGCCGGGCGAGTTCACCGCCGGTGAGGTTCTCAGCTCGTCAGACCAGAACCTGCTCCGGGACTTCCTGATTGCGACGATCAAGGAAGGCATGACTGGTGACACCGGGGAGATCCTCCCGATGATCATGGACCTGACGAACAACCGCATCGTGCTGGATTCCGGCGGCCTCGAGTTTTCCGACGGATCAACGCAGACGGTCGCCGCCGCCGGGATGACGTGGTCGGGTTCGACCGCGAACGGAATCGGCACCTACGGTTCCAGCTCGTCGATTGTCGCCGAATCCACCGCGACCTATAACGGGACCACGCTGCAACTGACTACGTCGGGCGGCGGTCTGAAACTCGACGGCCTCAACAGTTCCGACGTCAACACTTTGGACGACTACGAGGAAGGAACGTGGCAAGCAACATGTGAGACAGGTTCCGGGTCGATCACCGTGAATACAAGCTACGACGATGGCGCCTACGTCAAAATTGGCCGCGCCGTGTTCATCTCGGGTTCGTTTGCCATTTCGGCTATTAGCAGCCCCAGCGGGACGTTGAAGCTTCTGGGGTTGCCGTTCCCCGTCGGCGACCTGTCCGTGAACGCAGAGCGGTCGATTATCAACACTTCCCTTTTCTTCACGAACGGCAACATGAACGGCCCGGCGCAGGGCCAGACGGCGGCCGGCCAGTCGTATATAGCCATCGACAACCTGAACGGTCGGGCGGCCCGCCAGGAGGCCGCCGCGTTCATAGATACCGGCAGCTCGATAAACGTCGGCGGCTGGTACTACGCGAACGCCTAAGGAGGCAAACATGGCACTAACCAAAACCGTCGAAGTGGACCGGATCGAGGTGCTCCAGCTGGGCCAACTCCAGGTCCGCACCGCAACTATCGTCGTGGACGACGGTGCCGAGTTGGCGCGGTCGTTCCACCGGCAGGTTCTCAACCCTGGCGACGACACCACCGGGCAAAGCGACCGGGTGGCCGCTGTCGCTGCGGCGACATGGACTGACGCTGTTGTCGCCGACTGGAATGCCTGGGTCGCCGAGCAGGAAGCCGCGCGGGCTGCCGGACAGTGACCTACCCCGACTATCAAGCGGACCTCGACTACCTCGAAGGGTTCAAGGACGACGGCGACGAGAACGTGCGCCTGATCGAACCCCTCCTGGCTTTTAGGCTGAGCCGGGCGTACAGGCGCTCTGACGTCCTCCGCACCCATCTACGCATAGAGTCCGCTGGGCGCCCCCGAAGCGAGCAGGAACGCCTGTATGCCGGCTGGAAGGCGAAGAAGCCGGGCTACAACATGGCCGCTGACCCTGACCGCATCATTGGGAGCAGGGGCGGCAAAACGTTTCGAGGTAGCTGGCACATGTCGCAGGGCGACGCCCCGGACGGCATCGGCTACGTCTACGCGGTTGATCTGACGCACCATTGGAAGCTCGACTGGGACGACGTCCACGACCTGCTCCGCGCTTCGGGCCTCCACACAACGGTCGCCGGTGAACCCTGGCACCATCAGGCCTGCACGATTCGCGGCGCACTACCTGGACCGTTCCCGGACGGCACAACAACGGAGGATGAAATGACCCCAGAAATGGAAGAAAGATTCGACGGCCTCGCTACCTGGGTTTTCAACGGCACCACCATGATCCTGAAACGGCTCGACGAGCTGGAACAACAGCTCGCGACGACGAAAGGCGACGATGAATGAAGGCTTACCTGGATCTCCTGGAACGCTGCGCGATGACGTTCATCCAGTCGTTCGCCGCGCTGCTGCTCGCCGACACAGCCGGTGTCGACCTGTCCGTTTCGACGGTGCAGGCCGCCGCCGTTGCCGCCATCGCGGCGGTGCTGGCCGTCCTGAAAGGTTTCGCGGCGCAACGCCTGGTCGGTGACAAGTCCCCGTCGCTGGTGAAATGACCGAGAAGCCGGCCGCTGAGGCGACCAGCTGGAAGCAGTGGAAGCTCCCGCAGCTGAACCTCGGGACGCTCGTTTCGGTTCTGATCGCTGTCGGGTTCATTACCTGGCAGGGCCTCATGATTCGCGCCCAGATCGACGACAACTCCCAGGCGGTCGGCGACATGACATTCGCCGTTGAGGAGTTGGCGGGCGCGGTGTCGCTGGCTAATGAGTTGGACACCCGCACGAACCTGCTGTTCGACGAGATCGGTTCGCTCCGCGACCAGTACCAGAACCAGGCCGACCTGTGGATCGAGATCAGCACCAACACCGAACGGGCCGAGCAGCTGCGCCTCGACCTCGGCGACGCTCAATGGCAGATCAGCGACATCACGGCTCGAGCCGGCGAGTTCTACGCCGTCGGAGACACCGTGTCGGACCTGTCCTGGAAGGTCGATGATCTCGAGCGCCGCGTCGCTGAGGCGTTCGGCGCTGAGATGGCTAGCGGTGGCGACGATTACAGCTGGCAGATTTCGGACCTCCAAACAAAGGTCGCGGAAATAATCGGCCGTCAGAACGCCGGTGTCGACATCGAATGGAAGCTCGAGGACCTGGAAAACGGCCTCGACTGGGAGATCGACGAGCTGACCCGCCGGGTAACCGAGTTGCAGGTCCGCATAGACACGGGCGGTAGCGGCGGCGTCGAGCAATGGGCCATCGACGACCTGTGGAACCACGGTCACGACACCTGGGGCCGCACCGAGGATCTCTACATACGGACCGACGAAATGTTCGACATGATCTGGCGCATGTGGGCGGCCCTGGAGTCGCGCAGCTGGCCGGCCGAATACCTCTACGACTGATCGGGCGCCCGATGTCCAACATGACGAAACTCATCGCCGCGATCACCGGCCTCCTGGTCGCTGTCGGCACCCTCGTCGGCACCATCTCGATGACAATCGGCAAAGGCCCGGAGCCGGCCGCCGGCGGCATCACCATTGTTCTGAACAGCCCCGAGGCTTACGACGAGTTCATTTCCAACCACCCGTCGACCGGGTAACCCGATGGCAAACACCGCGCACAAACCCGCTTTTCCCGGCGGGTCTTTTCGCCGTTTTACGGGTATGCCCGAACGGTGTCGCGCATGTGACTAAGGTGCCCGCAAGGCCGGTGGGGCCGACGACGACTACCAGGGGAGCAACCATGAACCAGCGCACGCTCGACGAGATGGCGATGGGCGCCTACAAAGCGCCCACCCTGTGGGACCAGACCGG